AAGTAGAGTGAAAATAATGCCTGCACTAAGCCATACTGTCATTATCACCCTCCCAATATTGATAAAAATGAAACATGTTTTTTTCCTTTTTTTCAACCCGCCCAATTGAAGAATTAAAGGACTGTTACATCAACGAACGCGTTTGGATCAGGCGTAACCATAAGTGGCGCTGATTGCGTCATAATGTACTCAACCGATGGATCTTCTTGCATCCAGTTTTTCGGATAGCGAGAAGCAGAAACAATACCTTCATCGTTAGCGCGAACATCTTGGATAGCACCGTAGCAACGAACACCATCATAAGACGAGTTGCCAAGCAGAATTTTACCTGCAGGCATATAGTATTCCTTGTTACCTGTTTCAGCATCGATGTACTGGCCTGTGTAAACCCAAATAGCCACATCACCAAAGTAACCTTTAAAGCTAACTACCATGCCAAGGTCTTTAGTTGCCGTTTCCATTTCTGAAGAGCTGCCTCGGCGAGTGTCTAAGTTGTCTTTTACAGACTTGAACGAGTAGAACTTAGCCCAAGCCGTTTTACCCATAACGATAGTGTTAATGTTACCAGTAGCATTTTCAGCCCACGTAGTAATGTCGTCCGTTGGGTCATAGGTATCAGGATCTACAGCATCCCAATTTGCGGCACCTATTAGAGTGATGCTGTTCTCGGGGTTACGGCCAAAGTCAACTACTTGCTTTTCATAGTCTTCACCTTCAACGGTAACAGAGCCAGTAAGCACGGCTTGTGCTGCCATCCATTCCTCACGAGCGGTAATTGCTTTGTCTTGGCGGTCAAGTAAATCAACTACCGTTGCTTGCTTGCGTTGAGCTGGTGTTAGTTCACCCAAATAAGATTCACCAGGGCGGCGCTTCAAGTTGTTCGAGGGCTTAACTACGTGCTTAGGTTTAACATAAGCGGGAGTGAACTTTTTAAGTTCGCCGCCTTTCTCTTTGTGTACCTTACCAGCAATAACTGGTGATACGAACGGGGCCATAACTACATCGTCATGGATTTTGTCAAAGTGAATGCTTTCATCTGGCGATGTAACAACACTGCCAAAGAACAAGCGCAGAAAAAACGGATCAAATTTGCCCATTGTAGAAACAATTGAAAGCATTGTGCTAGTTGCTAGAGGGGTAAACATTGTGCGCGCTCCTTATAAAACGGCTGATTGTTTTTGTAGGCTGATTGGTGTACCTACAAAAGCAGTTAATTTTTTAGTGGCATCAAAGCTTGCATGCCAGTTCAATTGCTCAGGGTCGAACGTTCCCGACTTGATTACCTGCGCTTGCGTATCACCGGCGGACGCATCTACGGCTTGGGCAGTAAGGTAAACAGGTGTTTGGCTACCGTTAGTAGCATCGGCGTCACACTCGACAAACTTACCTGTCGAGGTAACTTGACCAAGCGGGGTATTTGCTGGCAGATCTTGACCAGACGCGATAGTGACGCGAGTTGTAGCAATTTCATCACTGCCAGAGACAGGATGATCATAGTTGTAAGATTCAGTAGTCATTTACTTTGCTCCGGTAGCAGTTTTGTAAGATTGAACGAACTGTTCTGCCTCTGAAGGTTCAGAGTCTTCTGCAACAGCCGTGATGTTTGGTTGCTCAGTGTTAGCCATTGCAACATCAAGCGCGTTACCCTGTTCAGCGGTTGCTGATTGTTGAGGGGCTTTAGCTAAAACACCCAACGCTTGCTCTACTGACATATCAGTATCAAATGCCAAGTGGTGCGCTAAGTCTTTTCGACCCTCTGCAGCTTCAGCCGTGATAATGGCTTTACAACGTGCTTGATGGTCTACCGTATTTTCATTAGTAGCGGTTGCTGGCGTAGCAGCTTGGGCTTCTTCACCGGCAGTTACCGACTTAGTTGCCACCGAAGTAGATTTTTCACTCATTGTGACGCTCCGTAGTGTTGAACTGTCCGGTGAGGACAGATGTTGTTTAAAATGTGAAATGATGTTGTGCGAGTTAACCAACTCGTCAGCTAGGCCTGCATCAACAGCTGCTTGCCCGGTATATGTTTGCGCCTCTGTTTCAAGAACGGTTTCAATAGGTAACCCGATGTTCGTTGCCACCTTTTCAGCGAACTGTTGGCGCAAGTCATCGCACTGAGTTTTGAAATCTTCATAAACAGATTCGGGCAGGTTCTTATAAGGGTTACCGTCTACCTTGTGGGAGCCGGAGTAAATTAGCGTTACCGCCAAGCCAGCTTCAGAAAGCATTTCTTCGTAGCTGGCATGTATCTGAACTACGCCAACCGAACCGCTGATTGCGGTTTGTGTTGTTAAGCGCTTATCGGCAACGCTGGCAATACACATGGCGCCACTACAAGCCATATCGTCATAAATTGCCCAAACAGGTTTATCACCTTTGTTTTGTGCAATGTGGTCTGTGGCATCAAAGCAACCGGCCACAGTGCCGCCTGGCGAATTAATGGCAAGCAATATGCCCTCAACATCAGGATCAGAATTCGCGGCATCGAACATGCCAACAATAACGTTGTAGCCTGTAGCCCATGAGCTTGAATAACTAAGCTTGTGAACTAGCGTTCCCATCACTGGAATGATGGCTATACCATCAATGAAGTGAAACGGCTTTGAGTCGTAGTTTCGACCACTCATGCCATAACCTAAAGACGCGGTACTTATGCGAGGCTTCTCAGTAGCATCAACAGCCCCTTGATCATCAGTGATTGAGAAACCACCTTTTTGAAGTCGAGACAGAGAGCCAACAAGGTTTCTAGCTGACTTAGCGTTCATAGCCAAAAACTGATTGGCGAGTTGTTCTAACATAGGCACAAAAAAACCGCTTACGCGGCCTCTCCTTCTGATTCATTGCTGGCGAACTGGTTTACTTGAATCCAACTTGGCGGGGGTAAACCCGCGGCTTTTCGTTCTTCGGTTTCTCGAATTTGCTGGCTAAATATCTCTTGGTAATCCTCACCCATTGTTGCCAACTCTTTTTCGTAAGTAGAAAGACCAGACTCAATTCGTAGAACCGCTTCTTTAACTTCTTTCAAGCCATCTATTGCTAGTCGACCTGAACCAATCCACTCAGCGTTACACCATGCTGCTTTGCGCTCATAGAAGTTATACTTAGCTTTTCGAGGTAAGGTAATAATATTTCGGCTTACTGCTTCTTCGAACCACAGAGCAAATACGCGGGATCCAAACCCTGCCGCAATCACCTTCCGTCTACCCATGAAATTGCGCCAACTTTCCATCATCGATGCGCGAGCGCTTGAGTAATTTACTTTTGAGTAGTCACGCGCTAGTTGCTCATAACTTACGCCCATACCTGCAGCGGTATATCGAAGAATTGATGCCTCTAAATCTGCAAAACCGTTGTCTGCGTGACCCGGTGTTTTTAAGTTAAGTGATTCGCCAGGGAACAGATGCGGAATTTTAGCACCGTTCATTTTTACGTTTGCGCCTTGATGATACTGGCCAGAAAAGGCCATCATTTTTGTAAGGCCTTGCATTGCTTGGTTGTTTCCGCCTGCACCGGCACCAAGTATCATTTGGTGAGCAGTTTCTGAATCTAGTTCAGATTCAATTACTGCGGCATACATGGCATTAATAATGGCGTTTTGAAGCTTAGTAAGTTGCAACTTATCAATCATGAAAAGCTGCTCCATAACTGAAAGGAACTGATTAGCCCCTCGCGTTTGCCCATCTTCACGCGGTTCAAACACATGAATAAACTGCTGTCTACCCCATCGGGTTTCTCTGGGCACTCTAGTCCATTCGCCATAGCCGTATGAATTTAAAGTGGCCCCCATTCCGTAACGTGGGTTTAAAACGTGATATGCAACTGCACTGCTATGCCTGTCTTGCTCTACACCACCCCGCAGAAACCTGCTATCAGTAATGCCATTTGGGTTAGATACTCGCTTAGGCGATACCATTTTAATAGCGGTTCTAAATAACGACCCCGGGCGGCGGATCCATTCAGCTGCAGCCATCGCTTCACCTAGATTAACGTGAGTTGCAACAACTTCACGAACCATCATGGTGAAAGTTCGTTTTCTCTCAGCGTCAAGATAGCAACCAACCGGATCTTCGGCATGCTCTTTAAATGCTGCCTCAACGTCTACAGCCAAGGCACGGGCATCTGCTTCTTTAATGCCAAGTGTTCGCCATTGCGGTTTATAGCTTAATCGAAATAGCGAGCCCACCACGTTATCAACGTGCATTTGCACAGCGCCATTTGCAAAACCGTGGTTTTTAACAAGATCATCCGCTCGCGCATTCCCCATTTGAAGGTTTGGCAATAAAGCGGCATCAGCGGATTGAAGGGTTGGGTTCCAGTCGTTTAGCTGACCACCAAAGCCGTGAGTAGCACCTTTATAAGATGCGCTCATAGGCTGACCACGATGATCTAAAATTTGAATATCTTTCATTAGAATGAAAACCCTGCGGGTGAACGGCGCATGCCTTTCCCATTAACCTTCGTTTCCAACTCGTTAATGTAAGCATTTAGCTCATATAAATTTGCTTTAGTGTATTCAACCGAGACTCCTGATATACCACCTTTGTTAACTTTCACAACTGCTGTTCCGGTTAACAGCTTATGGCGGGCACTTCTTGCTTCTTCAAGCTGCGTAGCAAAATCAATTGTCGCCATTAAATAACCTTCCTATATCCGCCATTTCTGTGGAGTCTTGTTCACTGGGCTGAGCGTTGTCAATTTGAGGTATATGCGACTCACAAAGCGAATCGAGATCTAGTGCAAAATATTGTTGCGCAACACGTAATGCGGACAAGTTATAAACCTCACAATCTAGCTTTTCGTTCCTTACACCATCGGGGCAATACCACTGATAGCTCTTCTGACCTTTAATAAATATTGGTTTTTTATATTCAGCTAGCAGCTGCTGGAAAAAAGAAAGGGAGCACCATTCTTTCATTGGAAAATGTATACAACCTGGCTTACGCTTGCCCGGTTCGTCGGGAACGATACTTAAACGCTCAGAGATAATATCTTTTGCGTTATCGGTTCCCACCATAACCAAGTAAACACCGTGAGTGTTTTTCTTCTTGGGCTTGGTCGCTATTGGTTTCCCATATTGGCTTGCACCCTTACATGGGAATAACCGCATAACACCAAAGCGCTTGGTGAATTTGTAAACCTCATCGGTATAGTGCCCGCCTGAGTCAAAGCAACCGATTGCCCAGTTCATCACTTGGCCGTTAGCTTTTTTGTATTGTTTACGGAGTGGCTTTTCTAGTTGGTCCCAGAAAAGCGGCACCGATGGATCCCCGTGAACCTCGAAAGCATCAATAACATAACTTTCTTCGCCGGCAGTCCAACCCTTAACAACGAATTCAGCCCAATGGTCTTGCATATCACCACCAACGGTAATGAAAACAACATCATCAGGAACTTCAGCGCGATAATCTTCACGCCTAGCAAAAAGGTGTTCAGGCTCAGTTTTAGAGCGCTCTACTTCTTCAAATGCCTCGCCAAGTGTTGTATTGATGAAGGACTTAAGCTTCATCTGGCTACCTTGGGCCTTGTACCATTCGGTAACAATTCTCGACCAAGGAGAAAAGTTTGAGTAAAGCGAATTTATATACCAGGTAACTGATTCTGGTGTGGGTGCAATGCTCTTTGTTTCTGGGAAACCTTCAGCATGATAGAACGTAATGCTATCGTAGGTTGCTAAACCTTCGTTGCTCAGCCAATAACCTTTGTGATCAGCTTCTATAAAATCCGAATATGAAAATGTTTCACTGCAGGCAATGCAACGATACTTCGCGCTTCTGGCCCTTTCCGAACCTTCAAGTTCACTATCCCATTCCAAACCGTATTTGCTGTCTTTGCCACCAAAGATTAACGTTTGGTGTGTATCGCAATGTGGGCAAGGTATGTAACGCTGAGTGGATTGGTTCAGGTCGACTAGCAATAGATGGCTTGAAAGAAGTTAAAGAAGCGGTTCTACGAATTGAGTCTGGTCTTTCT